ATGATTTCTGAGGTGCTACCGCTAGTATGCGATCCTGTTATGACAAACGAGATAGTAGGCTATATGAAAGAACTTTCAATTCCAGAGCTGACTCCTGTTCCCGACACATCAGCCATTGCTTCTGAAGATTTTGCGACCATCGCTGAGAAAATTCCCAACGTATTCATGTATCTTTTGGCTGGATATATGGACGAGCGAGGAGATGTCCCTGCACATAATCCCAGGCTTCAGTTCAATGAAAACGTCTGCCCAATCGGCTCTGCATATTTAACGCAATGCACAGTCCGGTGGCTAAAAGAACATCAATAAATCAAACGAAGACGACCTTGCTTTCCTTTTCGGTCTTGATCCCCTTCCATAACATCTGTTACCAAAAAACAAAAATACCCATCCGATGATGGGTATTTCCGTTTTGGTGCGCCATAAGGGACTCGAACCCCTAACCTTCGCATTCGTAGTGCGTAATATAACGTGTATTTTTCAACGTTTTTATAAATAGTTGCACAAAAGGTGCAACATTTCATCTTATTTATACTTCTCCCAGTACTTAATCAGCGCCCTTGCTGTCGCCTTGCCGTAGTTTCGCAGTTCCTTCTGCGTGTCAAAGCCTTTCCGGTCAGTTTTATTATCCACAAAGCCGTATTCCACCAGCACCGGCACGCCGACACCTTTCAGGAAATATAGGTCTTTGGTATATTTGATGCCTCTGGTATTCTGACCTTCCTTTTTCAGTTCGCCGATGATAAGATTTGCAAGCACCTTGCCGAGGCGGCTCTTTGTCACTGTGCCTTTCCAAACCCAGATTTCATCACCATCACCGCCGCCTGCATTAAAATGTGCGTCAATGGATACCACTCTGTAACCTTTCGCCTTGTAACGTGCCATATCCGCAACATGAGCCGCAAGGGACATGCCGCTGCCGTCCTTTTCCGGATATGCTACTTTGTATGTACGACCTTTGTGTGCCAGCAGCTCTTTTCGGCAAGCCTCCATTACAGTTCTCGCCATGTCTGCTTCTACAAACTTTCCGCTGACAGCGCCGGGATCTGTGCCGCCGTGCCCTGCTGACAAATAAAATAAAATTGGTTTCTTTGCCATTTCTATGCCTCCTCATCAACTTCCGGCAATCCTGCCACGCTGGTAAGCATAGATAATACCCCCGCCAGAACAGCAGCTGACGCCGTTACCTGCCAGCTGACATCTTCCAGTACTACGCTTGTCCCAATCATGGCAATAGCTGCCTGTGCCATCGTCTTAATTGCTCTAATTCCTGCTGCCTTAAACCATTTCTTACTCATTTTCTTCTACCTCCTTAAGCTCCGCTCTAATTTCGTCAATTCGTTTCCATGCAGTTCCTAAACTTCCTTCTACTTTTGTCATTCGTTCCACTAAATGATTGTGCTTGTCTACCTTTTCTTCGAGTTGTGACAGACGGTATGTAACCAATGCGGTTGTCTTGTTGTTGGCAAAATAGCTGCCAAAGACAGTACCCAGAAAGGCAATTCCTGCCACGATAATTGATGATAAATCCATGTCTACCTCCTTTATGCGTATGGGTTATGCGCATTCCAATTTGCTAAGGCTTGGAATATGTATGCCTTCTCATATCTTGAATAAGTTGTCCTATCCAGATATGCCACTAATTCAGCTGTAGAATAATGATTGTTTCCATTCGTGTCAGCACCTTTTGCAATCTTTCTGACCTCTTTCGGCTTTATGCCAAGGGTATACAAGTTCTTTGCGTTCCGATATGCATGTTCTGACAGTTCACCGCCAAACACAGCATTTGCTTCCTTATAGGTTTCTGCTCCACCAGCTAATAATTTCATAGTCTTTGTCACAGAACCATCTGAATCAACATAATTATCCCTTGCCTTGTAAAGCGTCTCGAACCGGTCAATATCCATGCCGCTCTTTTCATAAGCCTTTTTCTGATTTTTGCCCATCTGCGCAACTTTATATTTTTCCTTAGAGATTCCCTTATCCATGAGAAATTCCATTGTGGCTTTATCCTTTGCTGCATCATAGACCTTTTTAATTGCCTGCTTCTTCTCAACGTCACTCATATTCTGATACTTTTCCGTTGAAAAAAGTTCTTGCAACCCTTGCTGCGAATACCTGCCCTTTGCCTTTTTATACAAAGTCAAATCATGTTCACTCATGTGATAATTAACGCCATCAAACTTTTTGTCATACTCTTCCGGCTTTGTACTCTTAGGCACAATGTCACTGAATTCACCAAGTCTGTCACCAAGACTGTAAATTTCTTTATCAACAGAGGAATCTCTTGTTTTTTTCAAACTCCCTGGATTCAGGAAATTATCAAAAATTGCTTTTCCATAATCACCAAGCGACTTTTTCTCTTCTGTCTCACCCCAGTTATTTACATAAGCAGGATTTGTAAGATTGAGTCCTGGAACTTTATTCTTCATACTGTTAAAGAATGTCTCATATCCTCGAACTTCTTTAAGACTAGTCGTGGAAGTCGTGTTCTTCTTCTCAGGGGTAATGGTTTTTGCAATATTGCTAAACAGACTAGGTATCATTTGTGACGCTCCTGCTTCTGCCATGTTTTGCAGGACGCTCAGTGTAGAGTTACCACCACCAAATGCTACATCAAGCACATTATTCAAACTTGACAGCATGGACAAATTGAATACCGGGTCTGTTATCTTCGACATGAACGGTAGAATCTGTTCAGGTGACATGCCGTTTTTCTGTGCATGTGAACCTGCCTCTACACCAACGAAAAATGGCATTGACATGGGCGCCGCCCAGTCCATCGTATAAGTATAATCTCCGATTTTGATGGAATAGGACTGTTCCCCATTCATCTCTCTGAATTTTCCTTCATTCGTTGTCGTATCAAGTTCGCCCTGTGCAAGTCCTTTCGCTCCCATATAGCCGCCTACCAGCATAATTCCTGAACCGGTAAGTCCAGATGCAATATCGTCAATTGCTTTCGCCAGCTTAATCACATCGCCTTTTGCAGACACAATTTTCCCCATGCCTCGAATAAGCCCAACGGGGGAATAGTCAAAACCTCTACGAATAATATTGATGGGGGTTTTGGTGAACGGAACAGTTACGTCGAGCGCCATGCTTCCCGCCTTTTTCAACACCTTCTCACTTGTTTTTTCACCAGGTATCCTGTTGAGTGGAGTATTTGCATACTTCTTAAATTTTGCAAGCTGATCTGATAAAACATTTGCGTCTCTGTACGTACTCTTTAACGCATCTTCAGACGCATATTCTCTTGCCATTCTTAAGATATCTTCGCTGGCGTCATCAATATTCCTTATTCCCTGTGCCTTTAAATACTTTGCATATGCGTTTCTGTAGGAAAGTTCAATGAAAAATTCATCTTCCTTTTCCAGTGAGTCACCGCTTAACCTCCGGAAAAATTCAAGCACCTTATTATCAAATACTTTTGATTCCATCGGTCTTGAATTATCAAGAAACTTTGACGTTCCATTCATCAAAGTTTCTTTCACAGCTTTAAAATCCTCTTTGCCTGCATTTACGAGGCTTCGGTCTGCTCCGCTAAACGGGTTTAAGATTGAAGTAGTCCTACCCCCGTTTCTCAGCACTGCCTTCTCCATGCCTGTAGCAATAACATTCTTTACGTTTTTAACAGGAACAAAAAGAGCATTGCCCAGTATATTTTTGATATGTGTCTTCGGATTTAACAACATGGCCATATACCGCCATGAATTAACCTTGTTCGACCAGCCGGGCGGGATTTGGTTGTGCGCTTCAATCGCAATTTGCCTTGCGGCTTTATACGCATCTGCTTCTGTCTTTGCATTTAAAAGTTCATCATAGAGTTCTTTTGGGATTTCAATCGTTTGTCCCGTTGCTTTTTCAAGCTTCGTAACCTGTCTTGCCGCGCTTGTTACTTTGCCTTCTGGAGTAAGATTCTTAAATATTTTGCTTGCCTGTAATGTTCTCCCTGCCTCTGACTCCATCGCTGACACATCAGCCAACACCTTGCTCAAACTGTCATAGTCACCACACTTGATGTATTCATCTGCAAGAACATAGCCTTTAGCAATATCCCCACTGGTAGCTTGCTTACCTTCTTCCATAATGCTGTCAAAGGAATTTCTTACTTTCGTGATATCTTCTTTGACAAGGCTTTTCGCATCATCAATTACCGTTTTATTGGTAACGGTATATTTTGCGTGAAGTCCCTCATTGATGTCTTTCTGCAATCTTGACTTCGCCGCACTATCCATGATATCACTGTTGTATAAAGTTTTTGCTGCTTGTGATGTCTCACCATATGGCGTAGCGTTTGGCACGCCGTTATCCATGCCATACCGTTTAGCATTTAAATCCTTTGTGGAGTGTTTATATGTATCTGCGCCAAGGTCTTTATGCAGTGAATCAACGAATTCATCGTTGCTTTTTGCTGCTGAGTCGGGTATACTATTATTAAATCCAGCCATATCAATGGGCGTTTCGGGCGTAGGGTTAAGGGCGTTTGCCACAGAACCACTTGATGCGTTGGTGCCGACACCTTTGGGGTCGGCTTTTTTTATGTACGCAGATACAATATTCAACGTCTTTGAGTTGCTATCTGGTACAGCTACCGCCACATAGTAATGCCCATCAATTCTCTTTGAGAACCTGACCATTGAGGCCTGAGTCTGGTCACTATTGGAAAACTCTCTGCTTTTCAATGGAGTCCCGTCTTGATTACGCAAAAGTTCTATCGTATCATAGTCGTCAAGTACATAGCCCATTCTTGCGATATCGTTTGAATCTGCCATACTCATATCCGCTTTACCATTCGCACCATGTCTTGTGTCAATATGTTCTTGAATCGTTGATGTTTTTAATCTGTGCTTATACCCCGACACATCTACTCCGGTAACAGCCTTTACATCTGCTGCTTCTCTCTGTCCTACAGCGGAAAAATCCTTAAAATCTTTCTTTTTTCTGACTCCATTACGACTGTTTTCAACAAATTGTTTCAGTTCTCTGTCTGTTGCGTTCACATATTGATTAAACGTCGCTTTATGTTCTGGTGCAACATGTTCAGCCTTCACATGGGAGGTCTTTTCAGTTGGCAATAACGCCTTCTTTTGTAGTGCCGCCTTTGCTTCGTTAAAAGACCTCGGCGCAGGTGCCTTGACCTTCTGGTTTGCTTTTTGCTCTGGAAGAGTTGCCTTCATGGCATTATCATATGTATGCTGCGTCTTTTCCAGCTTAAGTTCCGCCTGCTTGAATTTCTTTTCCGCTGCTGATAACTTCTTCTGTCTCATCTCATTTAGCTTCGCAACATTTTCAGTTTTCTTAGCCGCTTTAGACTGTAAAGAATTCTCAACCTTGGACAGCTTATTTTGCGCAGAGATATATTCATTTTGCGCCGTTTCTACAGCCTTTTTAGACTTACTGAGCGCATTTTTCTGTGACTCCTGCGCAAAGTCCATGTAGCTTTTATCGACTTTTACATTCTTAACTTTGCCGTCCACAACTCGCTGCACAGTTTTCTTGCCGGAACCCTTTTTTAGAGCTTTTAAAGCAGTAGGCGCAATTTCCACTGCGCCCCCTGTAACAAAATCTAATGCAGCACTTTCAGCCATATGTTTTTTCCACTCTTTAGAACCAACTTTCATACCCTCAGCGCGGGCAGATTGGCTGTTCATGAAAGTACCTACTGTAGCATCAGCTACCGCTCCTTTAACCAATCCTTTCGCAACATTTGCCGCTTGTTTCTTTGCTGCATGTTCAACGGCTTTTGTAGTCGCATTCTGTCCGGCTTTTGTCAGAGTTTTGCGGGCGGCAGACTTCATTAATCCTGCCTTTGCCGCCTTTGACACCAGCCTCTTCCCTGTCTGCGATGTAACAACCTTTGTTGCTGCTTTCCCCGCAACTTTGCCTACACCACCATAACCAAGACCATAGCCAGCCATATTGCCGCCTATATTACCAACCTTATAAGAACCAGATTGATACAGCTTTTTCGTATCAATATTCTTGTTACCTGCAGACATTTTTGTGCCAAGAGTTGCAGAAGTAATACCATCCCAGAACCCCAGTATTGCCCTAGGTGTTTTATAATCCGTCCACGCTTTATAGAATACCTTCTTTGTCTTGTCGTTCATCTTGTGGGGATTCTTACTCTGCGTGCCCTGCCCTGACTTTGCCTTCGTGTTCTTCGGCTTTGGCAAGGTTGCTTTCTGAGACTTCTTGGAAGTCTTTGACCTCGTTATCTTTTTCAATTGTTCACTGGCTTTTTTGGACTTTCCAGTTTTTAAATCTAAATCTATGAAGTTCATACATACTCCTTATTTTTTCAAACTTGGCATTTTAGCATATATTGCATTCGCTTCTGCTTCGGTAAAATATCCTGACTTTATTTTTTTCTTTAAATCTGTCACCACCGAATACGGATCACTAATCATTTTTGACGCATTTGAATTTGTGTACATTAAAACTTTTCCATAGTTAAGGTCTCCCGCTTTTTTTGATGGACTTTTCTTGGAAGTGTTCTTTTTCTCCTTTGCAGGTGCAACACTGTTTGAACCGCCAGAACTAGACCCCGACCCAGAACCGCCGCCGGAGGAATTGCCGCTAGTTAGTTTTTTTTTACCGCTAACGTATGGAACACCGTTCTTGTATGTAACGTTATATCCCGCATCTGCAAGCATCAAGCCCGTTGTATATGCCTCCTTATATGCCTTTGCGGCCGCTTCGTTCGCTGCCTTTTCCGCTGCTTCAGCAGCTTTTTTATCGGCTTTGTTCTGCTGTGCAGTTTTGATGATTTCCCAATGATATTGTCCATCATTGCCATACCAACCTTCTGTAGTGTACCCTATTCCCTTCAAATAGCTTTCTCTCGCTTGTCTTTCTCTGTTGGTAGTTTCAAGCTTTAATTGCTCAGTATCTGACTGGTACTTATCACGTGCGGCATTATTTAGCGTCATTCTTTGCGCTTCGCCCTGCGCATAAGCATTTGCAAGCGCAGAATTCAAGTCAGCATCAACCGCATTGATACTGCTATTCATGCTCCGTCTTGCGCTTCCTAGTTGATTGTTTCTCTCGTACTCATTGTTAGCCAAATTAGTACCATATGCCGCTTGCAATTTTAAATTCGCTGACTCAGAAGCTCCACCATTTATTCCATATTGCGACAACCTCTCAGGAAGTGCTTTTTGATTTTGCCGATAATTGACATAAGCGTTATTTGCGCTTCTATCAAAATTGGTGTTAATCCCTCTTGCATCTTCGTTATAGAGGTTCTGATAGTATGCCCTTTGCTGCGCCGCATTGGAATTCAACTGGCTTGTTATTCCACCGATATAGTTGTTAATAGCGTCATCATTGTACGCAAGGGTGTCATTGTATGATTTATCCAGTTCTTGTTGGCGGTTAGACGAATGATTTGCAATGTTTTTCTTTGCGTTATTCCACATTCGCTCTTGAGTCTCTTTGTTTTTGCGCTCGGCTTGGGTTAATCCACCACCCTTTATCGTTTTTACCTTGATTCCTAATTTAGCCATTTAATACCTCCCGTGTTGCTTCATTCAGAAATACTTTTTAGCATTTCGTATTCATGACTTCCAATAATCGGTACCGCCCACTCTTTAGGACAGTGCATTGCAAATGCTTTGTTAATGTTGTGTTTTTTGTAATATGTGTTCCAAAAGTATACATTTGCAAGACTGCGCGCTTTGTGCATTTCACAAATATATGTTGCTCTAGCATCTGGTGTTCCGAATATTTCATAATTATATGCCGAACACCAAGAACATCCTTCTGCTATAGGACAATAAAAACACTCATCCGTTGATTGTGACCGTCTTGTAATTTTATTCAAGCAATCAACACAATTTTTCTCACATTCTTCTAATGCAAGTCCAGTATCTACATGACCAATTCTTAGAGGTGGTTGTTTATCTCCGATAGAACTTTCCATATATCTCAAGCACGGGTATAAATACCCGTCCGGATCGATAGCCAACATCATACCGGTGCCTCCGCACCAATTATCATTATTGTCCTCTTCCATTGGTCTGAACATATCTTCCTCAAATAAAGAAAGATAATGCGACTCGACAATATCTTTTTCATTCCAGAAATCTGCGATTTCCTTCAACTTCTTATAAAAAATCTTAGCATGTTCTAATGCCCAACCTTCTTCATAGACACAATTTGCATTAATCTCATCATATCCTAAGTCATACATATGAATAATCGCATCTGCAACGTGTTCAATATTGCCTGGGGCAATAGTAATCTTTGACCCCATATATCCACCCCGACGCATCCAATCTTCAGCTGCTGCGACTGCTAAGTCGTAACTCGGTCTTCCATCTGGGAAAATTCTACATGAATCATGAAGTCTCTGACTACCGTCAATTGTTACAGAAAAGGATAGGTGATTTTTATATCTATTCAAAAAAATCTGCACCTTTTCGGTTTGATATAAAGTACCATTTGAGCAAATACTAAAACAATGAAGTTTCGCCCAAGGATGATGCAATTCAATAGCTTTTGTCCTAAAGTAGTCAATGATTTGTCCCATTAATTCGACCTCTAAGAATGGTTCGCCGCCTATGAAGTCAATTACAATTGCAGGAGAAATGGTTGGGTTTATATACTTATCCCAACCATTTGCACCAGTCAACAAATTATCAATTGCTTTTTTTGCCACCTCAAAAGACATTTTCCTTTTACCTTTGTTATGTTGATAACAGTACGTACAAGCTAAATTACAATCATCAGTTACTTGAAATGTGACTGTTCTGCTTAAAGTTCTGCTTTCCTCATCATGTCTATTTAATTCCGGGTAGAGTCTTGCTATCATATCTTGGTACTGTTCAATATGTCTTCTTTTAGTCATTGAGTTTCTTTAATACCTCCAAACCGCAATCGCAAAGAACCTCGATAGTCAGTTCATATGTAGCAAAATCTAAGTTCCAATTAAAATTATGTCCTTTTAATTTTTCAGGGACAAAACTCTTCTCAAGTTCAGATTTTGCTAACTCGAAAGCCGCTGTAGCTTCAGCTAATTCCTTTGAATACCCTTTAAAAACAGGCGTCTGGATAAAAGAAGCATCGTGCCTATTGTTCTCCATCAATAAGGAAACAATGCCTTTCATGCTTTCAACCTCGTAAGAAAGTCTTTGAATATAGCTTGCCAGATTTTCTGGAATTTCAATGGTTAAAACATTATCTTTCGTATCACTCATTTCACCTTTTTCTCCTTCCGTTTTATTTCTCATCTTCAGTATCAATACTATCGTAGTTCTTCATGATAGTAACTGCGACAACATTAGACATTAAATTTCTCGTTGCTTGAAATGTTGCACCTTCATAAGCGTTTTTCGTTGTGGTTTTTATGTCTCCAGAAGTAATTTCAATATCTAATAAATTATTTTTATCAAATAAAACTCCTTGAATAATATCAATCCCGTTTATGTCTTCGATTGTAAAAGTCAAAGAACGTGATTTAGTAGACACATTCTCACTTGCATTTTTAACTTCCACAATTTTTCCGCTTTTAAATTTAATTCGTTCCATTATAATCCTCCTAATACTTTACTAGCTAACCCTGCGTAGCATTGATCTTTACAAGTAGTGTAACAAGTTGAACTACAAGTAGAATTACAACTATTCGCACATCCTCCGGAGCAACTGCTTGAGCAGTCTCCTCCGCAGCTTGCGCTACATCCTCGACAGCCATTACTGCAGCCTGAACCACACGTTGAATAACACGCACTACTACAGTTTAAAGTACAACTAGAAGAACAAGAATTCGCGCATGTTGCTGTGCAAGAATCGCAGCCACCACATTCAGCGCCGCATCCACCAGCACATTTATCTCCACAACCGCCACAACCTTGACATCCTCCAGAGCACCCTCCGGCACAGCCCGCTGAACAACCGGAACCACATCCTGTGCATTGAGAACTACAACCTCCACTACAACTTCCAGAACACCCTCCTTTACAAGAAGAACCACATCCGGTACAACCACTTTGGCATCCACCTTGACAAGTTCCACATCCTGATTTAGAACCACCTTGACATCCACCGGTACAGGCTTTACAGGCTCCTCCACATGAACCGGCACAAGTAGAATTACAACCACCACTACATCCACCAGAACAAGAGCCAGAACATGTACTTGAGCAATTTCCGCAGCCTTTACAAGCTTCACCACAACCGGAAGAACAACCAGCGCCGCATCCAGTCGCACAAGTGGCGCCACACGTTCCTGTACAGCCAACACATCCACTTGAACAACCGCTACCACAAGCCCCGCTACAACTATCGCTGCATGAACCACCACAAGTAGAACTGCATCCACCACAAGAACTGCAACTAGTAGAACACCCACCACTACAACTGCCAGAACAACCGCTACATCCAGAGCATCCAGAGCATCCACTGGTACAAGTACCAAAACATAATCCAGAGCATGCACCTCTACAAGAAGAAGTACTTCCTTCCATACTTTCAGATTCAAGGGTAGTAACAAATTGCTCTAACTCCGTGTTCATTCCACTAATTGGTTCTCCAATTTCAGTCACGTAACCAACTTTGTCAATATCAGCAACTTGTAAAGCAACATTATTTGTTTTCTCACCATGCTCTTTCAAAATTGGAGTACCCGCTGCAGGTGGCGTGGTGAAATCGTATTCAGCGCCGCCATATTGAGAAAGGTCTCCGTAACCAGAACGTCTAAGCATCTCTTGTTTAATTTTTGCTTTTAATTCAATTATTTTTTTCGCTGATAAATTCATCTATACCACCTTTATCCATATCAACTCCATACCGCCACTATTGGAGTCCACTCAGTGCCATCGTAATACTTGCCTATTCCGTTATTTGCTGTATCTATCCACAATACTGTTGTATCAGTTGGCGCTGTCTCACTTGCCACAACACCGCCGCCTTTATTCTGCAGTTCTAAAATTTGCTCTTGTGCAGTTGCCAGCTTCTGTTTTTCTTCATCGGTGTAATCGTTCGTGGAAAGTCCTTTGCCTGTGACTGAATCAACTTTGCTGTTCCAAGAATTCTTTTCCTCTGCCGTAACGTGGATACCAGAGTTTGCAGCATGGGCTTGACTGTCTGCTACTTTCTGTTTTTCAGCATCCGTATAATCGTTTGCTGATAATCCTTTACCTGTCACTTTATCAACCTTATTGTTCCAATCTGCCTTTTCATCCGCTGTGACGTGCTTCGTAGTGTCATTGGCGTGTGATTTGAATACAGTACCTGTTATAAAATCACCGCCAACAGCTGCTTGTGCATCATCTCTGGCTTTTTCAGCTGCAGCCGCTGCAAGCGCCGCCTGTTCCTTATAATACTTGGCATTGTCCGTATCTTCGCCAGTTCTGGTATTCGTGCCGCCAACAGCATAACTTTGTGACTTCTTAGCAAAAGTGTCCGCATTCTCCGCAGAACCGGCTGCCGCAGCAGCAGAACCAGATGCGTCAGTCGCTTTCTGTGTTGCTGTAGCCGCGGAGTCAGCCGCACTAGAAGCATATTGCCCCGCATTAGCTTCACTTGCCGCCGCATTGGTCGCCGCAGTCTGCGCCGCATCTCTATATGCAATTAAGGCAGTCTTTAGAGCAGATGAAAGAAATGCATCTGTGATACTTCCTTCCTTTATATGTGCTGTCACAACGCCGCTGTCGCTTACCGAGAATGAAACAGTATCAGAGTTGGAGAATTCATTCTCAGTGATGAAATCTGAAATGGAAATCCTCTGCACTGTGCCGTCCGATGCAGTGAATACTAAGGACTGGGTCGTTTTGTCATAATCAAAATTAATCAGAATCTTTTCCATCAAAGTATCAATCTGAAATGTTGTCCCGTCCTGCCGAGTAAACACTAACACGCCAGTTTCAGGAACCAGCGAAACAGACTTTACAGACAAATTGACCGTGGTCTTGTCAGCTTTATCATCTAACTGGTCGTCAATACTCGCCTTTGTATAAACATCATCCAGCATCGTCTTATATGTCTCCAAGATAGACTGCACTGTAGTTCCTGCAGCACCTGTTATTGGCGTTATATTGATACAATCCGCACCACTGTCACCGTCCGCCGCAGACTGCAAAGCATCAACAATAGAATTCAGCACCGCAGCAATCAGTTCCGGCAGCTTATCAAAGACATGCTTATTCTGGCTTACAGTACCAGTAAGCCTCTGCCCGGGGGTGGACTTCACATTATTTCCACTTATGGATTGCTGTGTAATTTTCTCTAACATATGTCACCTCATTTTGCGAAATTGCCTATACTGTAGGTCTTCGTATATCCAATAATTCCAAACGGTTCATAAATCGCGTCATTTTCAAAAATAACCTGCAGCCGTTTGTATTTCTTTACCTTTTTGCGCAAAAATGCGTCCTGCGCAGAAGAATTGCTGTTGAATGTAAATCTTCCAAAATCAATAACCTTCCAGTTGAAAATATCCATCTGCCATGTGCCAATTTCAATTGGGGGATTCCCGTCCTTGGAAAGATATATCGTAACAGAACTCCTGTCATAAGGCAGCAACGTCAATACGTTGCCTTTCTTGTTTAGCGTTTTGAAGTACTGTGGATATCCGTCACTGTCAAGGGGTGTACTCCACTTACAAGGAATCGAAACGCCGCCGGTTAATAACAGCTTCCCATCATTGTCCAACATTTCAGTCCCATTGTCACAGTAGGCTGTAATATCATCAATATCAGTATTAAACTTGCATATCCTTCCGTCTGCTGTACCAAACCACAATTCATTAGCATAGGTAAAAAAGCAGGTTGCAGCGATATTTTCCCAGTAATAAGCTTCATATACATAATCCGTATTTCTGCCCCTCTCACTGGATCTTTTACGCCCATCAAGGACATAAGCATGGCCGTTTACAGATAAGATGTAATACCGGTTCCACACAATCCCAACGGCATTCTCAAGATCAGGCTCTTTGCACAGTCTTTTGTCAAGCAGCATAGAACGGTTTCTTACAACCTTTTCACTGCTCATATAAGTACTTGATATTGCATAAATACCCGTTCGCGCAAGGAACAACGGTTCATCAACCAGAGTGTCAAAGGAACTTCCTGAGATTGCCCCCACACCTGCGATTGCTGGTGTAACAGAAAACGCCGTTTTCCCGTCAAACTGCGTTCCTTCGATAAGATAAATCGTACTTTCTACACTGATTTCATTTTTAATCGCTACAAGGTACTGTCCTACACGGTGTAGTCCTTTGATTTCGCCGTCATTTCCTACCGTCAGATAGTTGTCATCCGGAAAATATGTTGGCTTATTAACATCAGAGTAATATACCTTTGTGCCGCCTACCACACAGAATAGCCTGTCAGCCGCAATATATCCGTAGGATTTCACAACGCCAGTTGAAAGCAGTTCCACACGCTCTTTCTTATACAAACCCTTCATGCTGCCATTTTCCACATTAGCATCAAAAGCCTCGTAAGTAATCCTTACATTATCCTGCCCTGTTACTACCGGTGCGTGTGCCTGTGTAAATGTGATATATGGCGCACAAACCGAAAATGTTTTCGTACTTCCGTCAATGTCAAGTGCTGTCACAGTTTCAATAGTTGGCAGTGTATACGCTGTCGTCTCCGCAAACATGCCGTCAGTGCCCTGTACTTCTACCTTTACCGATGTTGCCACAATATATTTGTACGCATTTTCAGCCCTATCCTTCTCAGGAACAAGATTATATGTTGTGCTCGTATCATCTCCTAAAAAAGACACAGTCCTCTTTGGCGTAAACAGATTCACACTATCAAGGAATATACCGCCTGTACCGTCAGGTTTGCGTGAAATAATCGTCTCTGGCACATATGCCTCTGTCAAAGCGTCCTTAAAAGTGCTGCCAATCTCATAAATGCCATTTGCAAAAACATACACCTTGCCATCGAATTTGATAATCTCTGCTTTCTCAATAGTCTTATCAACTAATTTCGTCACAGTATCGCCAGAAATGCGATAAACCCCCGCAGTTGTGATTGCGTATAGTAAATCTGCATCTATATAAAGTTTTAGAATTTGCTCACTTTCACCAAGGCTGTATTTGGTTCTCCACCCCAGCCTCTTGACCGGATTTCCTCCGTTATCACTTATCATGTTCAGCGTATCCGGTGAACGCTTTTGACTACATTCTGTTGAGTCACAGGAAAAGTCAGCGCCCAGCAATTTGTCATAAGAAGTGTAATGCAATGTTGGAGGGTTTGGAATGTTCATCTTAGCCAAACCTATAACCTCCTGTAATTGTCATTTTCGTGCCGTTCAGTCTCTCGGAAAAAATCTGATTGCACAAATCATCGTACTGGTTATAATACATAACCGCCTTTCGCTCATCGTCATCAAGCCAAATATAGTAAGCACTCAGAAGCGGCAGCAGCATTATCACTTTTGCAGGAAGGTCTATTTCTGTCTCATCGTCCGATTCTAAATCTAGCGCAAACGGAGCAGGGTCTTCCCCTTCCAGCCGGCTTACCACGGTATTCTTTATAATTTCAATGGAACGATTCACCGCATTAATGACAAGTTCCTTATATTCGTCCATGCTTGCATCTTCCTCAAAGCCCATATCTCTTAATTTATCTTTCAGGTCTCCAAAAGTCATACTGCCCTCCTTTTAAAAAGGGGCGGGACAGTGCCCGCCCAAATTGCTACGGCAATACAATAACTGCCGCTTTTACATCAGTCGAAGACGGAATGAATACCGCCGTTCCTTTATTCGCACCGCTCACCTGTTTAAAAGCACCGGAATCCAGTCTGAAAGCAGCAATGCCGCCGGCTGCAATAGAAAAGGCATCAAGGTCAGCAACACCCTGAATACCGTTTCCCTGCTTCACCTTTACGGTGGCTGCCGCAGTCCCGGAATTCTGAAACAGGAATAACGTTCTTTCGTCCTGCGCACTAAAGTCAATGGCAAAACCGTCCGCTGCTGCTGTTGCTGCTGCCAGTTCCACCAGCTTTCCTTCATTCAGATTCACTTTCTGGAAATCAATCTTCTTAATAGCCATGATATCTCACTCCCTTCTTACGCACTGGCTTTACAGTTCAGCACAATAAGTTCTTTTGGTCTAACGATTTTAGCATCATACAGCGCAAAACCCTTTACAGCATCATCAAAAGAGTTTTCAGGTCTGTACGGCTCTGTATGTATCTTCGGATTTGCAAAAGCAATCGCTTTCTTGGTACGAATCATGACAAGGTCATTGCTATTGGTATCCTGCGCAACGTTGTTGCTCATCTTTACAATCACATTGCCATATCTGCCAACTTTGCCATTTTCGAGCATTTTGCTATTGTCAGTATCAAGGGCAGTGTACGCCTGCTTTAAAATCATGTAGAACCACGGCTTTACCGTCATCACGATTTCATCATTCGGCTGTACATCATTGTCATACAGCTTAACAAGGGAATTATCGATAAGAGACAGGATATTATCCTTTGTTACCGTCGTTGCGGTAGAAGCATATCTGACTGCCAGCTTGTCCTTTGCCATGCTTGCGATATACTTGTCCATCTCGTTTGCAACTCCAAGAGTCGATTCTTTGCTTAAAGCCTCCATAATTCCGCCAACCGCCTGTAATTTGTCGATATCGCCAACTTTGTAATTAAAGTAAGCAATCTGCATAATCGGCATAGATACTGCGGTGGATTCTACTTTTTCCGCACCGGTTAATACAATATCCCCGCCAACCTGCGTTGTAATGGTAGGCTTGCCTACGCCAAGGATTTTTACAGTATCACCGGTATTAGATACCTGACCTTCATATTCACGGTTACAGTCCTCTGCGTACACTAATTTTCTTTCCAGTTCGTGCTGGATTTTCTTTGCCCATACTCTAGGCACAAAATTCTTATAAGACATAATTTTTCACTCCTTTTACCATTTTTTCCATGAACGTTCAATGGCTTCAAGGTTCGCTTCCAATTCCTCATCAGACATAGCTTCCACTTCCTCTTTTGTGAAGTAATCACTTTCCGTTCTTGCGCTATTAACGCTTCCAATCGGCTTAGGCGGAGTTACTTTCGTTTTTGCTTCCTTTGCCTTCACCGCAAAGTACGCGTCTACCGAAGACAGCCCCGCAGCGATATACTTCGGAAAGTCTTCGCCAAGGTCTGTAAGGTCTTTTACGCCTGCGTCAATCTGCTGAATGTCTGCCAAACCTTTTTCCATCATTCGCTCAATCTTGATTTTCTGTAATTCATTTTTCAGGGTGGCGTTTTCAAATTCGGTGTTTTTTCTTTCCACCTCTGCCTGCATACGTTCCCTCTCAAATTCTAGTGGCACACCTGTCGCATTTGCTCTAGCCTGTACCGCCAATTCCATTGGGTCGCCCGAGAAATACAAGCCAAGCGCTTCTGCCATCATGGCGTTTTGCGCTTCGACTTCTGCCTGTCTGGCTTCTGCTTCTTCCGCACGTCTACGCATCTGCGCCCATGCGGAATCTACGTCTGTTTTCGCTGAAGGCGTCCCCTCTTCCACGACTGGGTCGGCGACTTCCAGTTCTTCTGCGCCTCCTTCACCTTCTGCCGGGTCGGCGACTTCCGGCTCTTCTGCGCCTGCACCTGCGATATCAAGTCCATCGTCAATATCAAGATGCTGTGTGAACATGTTTTTTAACATAATTTCGTTATCTCCTTTTAAAAAAATCTATAAAAAGAGACGGTCTGTGCCGCCTCAATTTACCCTATTAACATTTCCTCCTGCGGAATCTGTTCTTGCATCTGCTGCTGCATCATTTGCTGCTCTTGCTGCATTGCCTGCCGCTTTTTCAGCACCGCCTGCAATTTCGCCTTTGGTACTGCATTACTGTTACAAAGTTCCACATATTCTTCAAAGGTGATTTGCTGTCGTTCAAATACATTATCCAGCCACTGCTGCTCTGCCAGTTTCGACCAGGCATTATCCTGTGATACATCAACCCTGACAGAAGGTCTGATAGACTCTACCTGCTCAATCGGAATGATATCTGGCATATCCTGCATCATTGGGTCTATGCCATCTTCTAAAGAGCCTTCATATTCAAGCCCGTTGGGATTAAATGCTACCCAGATATCAAAAAAGAGCAGCGCCACATCTTCTACGAACTGCTGATATTGGGATATCTGCTTATTCAGAGGAATCTGCGCTTGGTCTCTGACCGCTAAAATAGCCTGCCCCGATGCTTGCTCTGGATTTACGTTACCAGTTGCATAGTCTCCTGCACCTGCCAGTTCTCTTGTCATGGTAAGCAAGTCACTGAGCAGCTTATCCGCATCAGATGAAATATTTGTTGCGTTCAAGTACGAAACCATCTGGTTGACAGACTGGGCACCGCCATTCACTTCAATCGGCGCGCCGGTTTTATCTAAATCCTCTGGATTTGTGACAGCATTTCTATCATATGCAATGCGCGGGTATGCGGTTAGCTTCACCGTCACAGATCGTCTTGCAATAGTCTTATTGACTTCCAACTGGTTGGGAATCAGTTGCGCGACCTCAGATACACCCCGTGCGGAATTAGGACGCTTTTTCCAGATAAACGGTACAATCGGGTAAGAACGGAGTCCTGTTCCGATGTATTCGCCATCGTTGTTTGTGCTTCTCACCACATGTGCAGGTTCATAAACAACGCTTTTGGTTGACCTTGCTATTTCAACATAGCCGTCTGCATTCTTGCTCATACAAAGGATTGATGTGACCTTGTCCGAAACTTCGTCCTGATTCACAATCTGCATATCCTTATTATCGTCAGAACGTATCAATGCAAGTTCTTCTTTTGACACACCGTTTTTCTCTGCAATCTTTCGGACGCTTTCCACGTTGAGACGCTCTACTATCAGCACATAAGGCTGTGCCTGTATGTCAGTGATATTCTCATCTGCCAGCAAAACAGTTGTATTGGCAAGCACCTGCGGAGGTACTTTAGAATCACATTCACCCCAATAAGCATAAGCATCGCCCTGCACCGCAGCTGCCTCTATGACTTCCCACGCGCAGGCATTCATTTTGCCCTTATCCCAGCTTTCCGCAAACATCTTGTTGAGAATTTCACAGATTTTTTGCGTATCCTTATTGGAGTTTAGGTCAGAATACACCGCGGTCATCATGTTCTGCGACACAACGCCGACTTTATACTTGATGACCGGCTCGATAAAATTGAGAACCGGCAGTTTTTCGCCGCCACTTTCCATGCCTTCCCACTGATTTCCTATGTAAAAGTTCCAATTCTCGTTGGTCTTCTTAATCAGGGATTTTTTATCTAAATAATCCTTGCATTTCTGGTATCTTTGCCAAATTTTAGTCAGATTTTCATCTTGCTTTTTCATTAGATAACCTCCTGACCTCCGGACGTACCGTCATAACGGTCTATATTCCTTAAAAGTGCTGCTGTTTTCTCATCAATCTTTGGTTTTTCCGTTCTTTTTACGATGTTTTTCACGGTCGGAACGGTTACTTTCACCTCCGCATTAATGTTGTAGCCTTTCAGGAAGTATTGAACCACTATAAAAGGCACAATTAAGGCATTAAAAAACGCCAGTATCACTACTGCCGCAACTAAGCTATATAACATTGATTTTTTCTCCTCTATCTATTGATTTTCGTTTCCTTTTTAGCCCCGGAAATGCCTTGTGCAGCGGATTTACTTCCGCCTTTGGCTTATGTTCCGACTTGGAATAAATCAGCCTATTAAGAGCCTGTGACATACTGTCTACTTGGTCGTCATGCGCCCCGCGTGGAAATGCCGCACACTCTTCGACGAATTCATCTGTAAACGGTTTATTTCTTGGTAAATACACATTCCCTGACTCAATCGCGCCGGAAACGGCATTGACTCTGGCAACTTTACCACCTTCCGGAGTTATCGGAATGATTCCGGCTATATCATGCCTTAATACCTGTACGATAGCAGACCCATTCGCCTTATCCTCTATCAAAGTAGTGAGACACTTTGGATACATTGCCCTAAGCCTAAGTATCTCTCTGACGGTGTCCGGCATATTCAGGTGCCGCTTCACCGCATCAACAAGGTACATATTCGCGCCGGTCTTGCCCCAAACTTGTATTGCCACATAGTCATTGTCTTTGCCGTCTTTAAAAGTTGCGTCAACAGACATTACCCAGTCGACAATATCAGGAAGTTCATCGTAGTACTGCCACCACTCACGCTTTAGCATATTGCCTTCCGCAGAAGTGGGTCTGCCTTGAAACAATGCGTTCCAGCTTCTTGTTCCATCTGTATAACCACTCTTGAAATCAGCAAGCCACTTATTATCTTTCTTGATTTCCGGGCAAAGCGCATCTCCGACCTTTCGCCCAAGCGGGTCGTTTTCTTCTGCTTCGCATGGCAGATTCAAGACTTCAACATTCTTTTCTCTTGCAATAATTCTCCCCGCAAGGTCATCTTCATGCCATCTTGTCATAATGACAATGATTTTAGCACCCGGCGCAAGTCTGGTCTTATATGATGAATTCCATTCGTCCCAGATTCTTTCACGATAGCTTTCAGAATCGGCTTCCTGCTGCGTTTTAACCGGGTCGTCTATGATAAATAGATTTGCGCCATTGCCGGTAACACCGGAAGTCACACCTCTTGATATCATGCCGCCCTTATGATTATCTAATTCAAACTCAACAGCCGAATTCGGCGATTTTGCTAAGTTTATTCCGAATATATCATAGCCATGCTCTTCAATCTTTGCGCGATTGCGCCGCCCAAACTTTTCAGCGAATGTCTCTGAGTAAGACACCTCTATCACTCTATGCAATGGGTTTCTGCCAAGATACCATGACGGAAGGGTCTCTGTTACAGTCATGGACTTTCCATGCTGCGGCGGTGTCGACAGTACTAAAATGTCATAAGCATTATCTGTTTCTCTCTCCAAAAACGACTGCACCCTATCACACAAATACCGGTGAAACTTTGACGGAATCCAACCTGTATTCACGAATTCACAATATGTACAATAGTCATTTTGGAGTATTGCCCGCAAAGCGTCATCACGTTCACCCACGAAGCTTCACCTCTTCATTATGCCTCATGCACCATTCGCTACCTTGCAGCTTGTCTATCTTTGCTGTGACGATATCACATTCATTATTGCATTTCATCAAGGCTGCCGCCAAACAGCAGCAAATGATTTCTCCGTTCTCTGCTTTAATCCTAATCCTAATTTTCTCCATATTTTCCCTCAAATTTTTAAAATTTTTCGCAGGTGAAATAATCGCCCAGTGGGGTGTTTTAGATTTGATTGGAAATGTACGCATGTACTACCTACCCGCTGGCGCGAACGAGTGGGGCGCGTTACGATGTGGTATCCTACCTCCCACCCCTACCCATCATGGGGAAATTGGTATATCCTTTTTCTTATTCGTAAAATATGCAATAAAAAAAATCCGCCGGACACTGCAACATTATTCGTCAGCGACAGACACTGCACATACTGCCATGTACTATATCTTGTGTGTATATCTGATGTATACTGATATTCCTCTATTAACACAGTATTTTCAACGTTTTCATCGCCTTAACTATTCCCAAAAACCTTATGTTGGGAATAGTTGAACTGCACAAAGTGTATAAATATACATCTTTTTCGGGTATTACCCCGACATTTTCCGATACTTTATACACATTATTCACAAATAAGGAATGTTTATACCGCTATTTCTGCCGCTCTGTGTACTGCTTAATCAACTTATCTGCGGTCGCTTTGTCTGCCAGCTTTGGCTTGATTTCGGTATTGACGTTTTCTTGCTTGTCTGCCCAGTTGCACCAGTTTTTTAGACAGAAGATAGTCATTGTTTTATCGTATTTTCCAAGGCTTGCGCCCTCTGTCAAGCAGTCTGACAACATATCAATGTACATCTTTTTGATTTCGGGAAAATATATCTCTAGCGTGTTATATACCGTTCTCGGTGTGATTTGCAGATATCTAGCAAAATTTGCCTTTGTTGGATATATACCGTACTCATTTAGTCTTACATGCTCTATGAAGTCACTAAACGTATCTATGAGGTCTTCCGGTGTGCTAAATGCTTTAGGCTTGCCTGATAGTGTCCCCTGACCTGCCCCCGGGTTTTTCACGCCCGAATGTGTTCTGATTTTGTTTCCAGCCTCATCTATGCAGGTAGTCTTTCCTATGCGGGTTACTTCCCCGACTGCCTGCGACATCGGCAAAACTTTTCCCATCTGTTTATCTCCTTACTCATTTCTTGCAATAGAAGCGTTCGCCCACATACAAGATTGCTCCAGATTTGTAAATGCAAGTGATTTCTCCCTGCTGTTTGGGCACAACTCATCAATTAAGCAAGCCATTTCTTTCGCTTTCTCTCTCAGTTTCTCGTATCTCTCCGGCTGCTTGGCTTTCGGAGCGTGATACTTGTAAATATTATCAAAATCCATGTTCTAATCCTTTCCTATATGAAAATAGCCGCCACTTCTGACTGCACATGTTATCTTGTTTTATTTCCCCAACACAAAACCCCGGCAGCGAACCAAACCGGGGTATGTATGAAAGGATGAAATTAACCAGCTGAAGCAATTGGGAAACCTCTTCCGAGGATTTCCCTATCTTTCGACACTATCATTATATCATGGAAAAGGGGCAAAAATTTCCGGTGTTTTTCCGGAGTTTTAAAGGGTGGACAAAAAAGTTTTGCGGAATAATCGTTGGAATTTCAACGTTTTAAAATTTTCTCGAAAAAATTTGTGAAAAAGGGTTGACATGGTGCTTGCAGTATGCTATGATAAGAACTGTCAAGAGGACAGAGCGAAAGCGGTTGACCTTCCGTTACCGCTACATATACGGTGAAAAATCCGAATTGTACAAATGGGAGGTGATAATATTTCAGCTTATGAAATTCTAGTAATTGTCTTAATGATGATTACACTGATAGAAATGATTAGAGGAAATAAAAAATAACCGCCTAAGCCTGACAAACTGAGCGGTTATCTTTTAACCAATTGGTCAGCCGTTTTCATCGGCTTCCTCTTGACATCATAATAACACAAAAAGGCGGTGATTGCAATAGCTAAACGAAAGACTTTCACCAGTACGGAAGTAAAGAATCGTTATAACGACAAGGTTTATAAGGCTATAACGGTACGAATTCCGAAGGAAACAGCGGAAGCGTTCAGAATCAAATGTGAAGAAACGGACACACCGCAAAGACAAGTTATATTGCAAGCTATAAATGATTTTTTAGGGGATAACTAATCCCCCAAAAATATACATACTGCAAGCAGTATGTATAGCAGAAAGGAATAAGAAAAATGAAAGCACAGAATATCACGATCGACATTAATAAATTAGAATCAGAGGATTTAGAGTTACTTGCTCAGATTCTTTACAACACCGAAAGAAGCAACGTCCAGAAAGCGAAAGCCGTACAGAACAGATTGGCTTTTGTAAAAGGCTGGATGAGTGAGAAGCAAGAAGATGAATATATCAAGGAATTTTGTTAGGAGGTGAAAAAATGACATTACAGAATAAAAAGCAAACGGCACTTGAAGCCTATAATCTGGCAAAAGCCGCATACATTGCCAACCCAACAAAAGAAAACTGGATTACCTTTTGCGATGCTAAGAGAACTTGTATGTTACTAGGCATAATCCTTTAGCCGAAACGCCTTCGGGCGTCAGCCGTGGGACGGTCTCCCGGCTCTGATGAGGGCAGACCAGAAAGGAAGAAACACTATGGATAAAATGACAAATACTACTGTTGCAAAAATTTTAGAAATGCACTCAGTCCTGTATTTCATCGAAGCCGGAAGAGTCTTTGCCGATAGCATGTTTGGTGGCACCGAAATCTTTGAAGAAGTGATTGACGTAAGCGATTGGTCACGCAAACAGCTTTTACATTGGTTAGGTTATTGAGTATAGGGAATCAGCCGAGCCAGGCGGCTAATCCTGGCAGAAAATGAGGAACACCATGAAACATATTTTAAAAATTACCGCAATCGTTGCAATTACAGCCGTTATCACCTATTTAGCCACCATGAACAGCCTAATCATAGAAACCGATGGAGACGGCGACAGCGCTTTTGTAAAGGCGTTTGGAATTGAATGGTTTACAGGAATTAACGGGTATGACGTATAGTAAAACCGGGTCAAGTTCGACCCGGTTTCATGCTATCCAAAAATCAAATGCTGGAACTTATTCAGCGCCCTTTTTCGTATGTCATAAATTGCCGATTGTTCAAGGTGCAGCGACTCCGCAAGATGATAAACTGCGGCGGTTTTAGTCTGCCCCTTAAGGAAAAACTCCGTCAATACTGTTTGTTCCGTTTCCGTCAACTGCGCCATGCAGTCATCAATACGCTGTAAATCGTGCTCATAGTCCTTTATTTTAGTAGCTAAATCAATACGCCTAAGCGCTGTTTTTTCCAGTGCATCGGTACTTTTTCCACCTGTCACCTTGCCGCTGCTGTAGTCCATACCGCCCGCCCCGTCTAAGGCGTTATATTGCTCTTTGAGCGATTTTAACACAGCTTTATTGTGATTGTATTCCGCAAGTAATTTCGCCGTGTCGTAATGGTAATACTGTTCAATCACGCCTGTTCCCTCCCTGCTTTGTAACCGGGAAATGCGCCCGGTCTCCGCTCAAATCCGTAATAATAGCTGCGTGACATGTTCTGCACTGCTTTCCGCAAGGTATGTACCCTTTCTTTCGTGCCATCGCCTCATCACATTCTATTTTCTTAATCCAAGATTTCACTGTTTTCCTCCCTTCTCCAAATCGTCAAGCAGCTGCTTGACATCTATCCCGGTCAGGTCTTTGCAGTCCTTGACCTGCTGCCATACACTTGTCCGCTTGTCTGCTACCTCTGCCATTAAAGCCAGATAAGCGCCCAGAAAGTCCGCTATCCTCTTGCTGCGCCAGCCGTAGACCGTCCACAAGGTTCTGAAAACGATTGCCATGTTTAAGTAGTTCGACTCTCTGACATAGTCGGGCGGTTTCCGCTGCGGCTTAGTCTGTTTCTTTTTCTTTGCTCTTGGTATCATTTTTTCCTCGCTATGCTTCTTTTGCAATAATTACAAATGTGATTTTTGCTGGTTCTCCATTTATTTTTTCTTGCGTTCATGATTATATTCTCCCCTGATATGGGCAGTTCCCAGTAAAGCATCATGCCGCACCTATCGCACTTTATCCCTGCTATCATCATTTCGGTTCACCATTCTTCCCGTCCATGATTGCCCCGCAGTTTGGACAAAATTTTGTTTTTCCCCAAAAATAATTGACTGGATATCTGCATAAACTGCACTGCGAAAAATAATTCCCATAATCTTTCCATTTCCCATGTTTGCGCTCTGGTTCTTGAAGGGCAACATATGCTATTTCTAATGCCTTTAACTGTATTGGCGTTGGATTCCCCTTGTACATTCGCTTTATAATGTCTTTAGCTTCTTCTCTAGTCATTCCTGTTCACCTGCCCATTGTTCAGCTATTGCTTCCGCTTCTCCTTGTTTTACAAATAATAACCAATGTGTTTTGTTGTACTTTCCACTTTTGTGTCCAATTAAAGGTTTCACTGGTGCAAGTTTTAGAATTTCAGAAGTTTTAATATCGGTTTCATTCCATTTAAAAACCAAAAATCCTTCGTCTTTTAACACCCTAAAACACTCTGAAAAACCTATTTTTATATCTTCTTTCCATGTATCTGGATTTAATTTCCCGTATTTTTTGGCCATCCAAGAATTTTCTCCTATTTTTAATAAATGTGGAGGGTCAAATACTACAAGATTGAATGTTTTGTCATCAAACGGAATGTTCCTAAAATCTGCTATTATGTCTGGCATAATTGTAAAATGTCTACCATCACATAAAGTATCATCTAATTCTCGATTGTCCATATACGTTACAAATGGATTTTGCTTGTCAAACCAAAACATTCGTCCTCCACAGCACGCATCTAAAATCTTCATAACTTTGTTTCTCCTTTCAATTTATCCAACAACCGTATCCAGTCATCTTTGTCACACTCATCGCCGTAATATGGCGCTTGCTCAATATCTGTAATCATGATTTTCTTGCATTTGTTTGACAACTTTGGAATCTCGGAGATAATGTACCTTGTCACTATCCCAACCATGTAGCTTCTTCTGCCTAGTGCATAGCGCAAAGCACATATTAAAACGCTTTCATAATCTGTCATTCATCTACCTCATTATCTAACCATTCTTCTTTGCACAAATAGCACAAATCTCTACGTGGAATTTTTCCTGCACACAAGCATCTTTCGTCTCCTACGTAATACGGACACTCCACATTGTAAAAAACCATTGATTCGTACGATGCTCCCCCATCGTCTATACAATCTGGGTCTGTCAGTTGCATAACCATGTACTCTCTGTTTGTCATTCCTGCTCACCTGCCTCAAATATTTCATTTTTTCTCAAACACTTCTGCATTTTATTCCAGTCTTTAATTGCCAAATATGCTGATTTATACTGAAACGAACCTCCCCTTCCACAATTAGGACAATATGCTGTAAAATATTTCATTTTATCCGTGACTTGTAGTTGCGGCATACCGTAGTACACGTCATCTCCGCAATTACGCTCATGGTCACAACAGACGCATGGAATTATATCTGTTTTCATTCCTGTTCACCCGCCTTTTCGCTCCACGTCAGCGGACAATCTGCATAATAGTTATCTTGCGGCGCACCCTCATTAGTTGCGCCTTTATCGCAAGAATGCTTTTTCCAGTTATAGAAAGGGCAGTCTCCGCAACAGCCTATTTCAATTTCTATTATTCGTTTCATTCCTGTTCACCTGCCTTATACTCCATCGGTAACGGCTGCCATGCCAAAATGTCATCTAGTTCACGGCCTGAGTCAAAATAGCAGCCATCGTCGTTGTATCTCTGAACCGGATTGGTATCCAGTTTGGATTTTGTGCTAATTCTAAACGGTATTCCAGCTTTCTAACATACTTAGCAAGTGCTGGTCTATCCATTTTTTGCATACGATAAATAGATAACTTTTCTGTTTTCATTCCTTGTCTCCCTCCCACGGTTCAGGCAGTGGCATCCATGCGATAACGTTATATTTATCAAAGTCATCATCAAACCATACACCGTCTCTATAATACAGCGTCGTTGGTCTACTTGCTCCATATATTTGTACCAAAAATTCTGCTGCATAGTGATTTCTTAGATACGATTTTAAAAATTCTTCTTCACTTGGCAGTCTTTCACTGCATGGTATCCAGCCAGTCAGCATTTTCCCGTCCATAATTTCCTCCGGCGTAAGCCCTGTGTCCTCATAGGCTGCAAGCTTTTCAATCGCCAGCAGATACTTATCATGCAACTGTTTTCTGGCTTCTTTCTCTGTCCTTGGGTTGTCCAGCTTTAAAGCTGCTCCCTTTTGTGTTCTTTTGGTTAATCTGTTCATTTTGTTTCCCCATTTCTCAAATAGTGCAGAATCGCCGCCTTCAATATGTACTTTTCACAGCTTACACAAGATTCTTTTGTGCAAACTTCATCATCAATTGCGCAAATGCCATTTTGCTTTAATCTTTGCTCCTCTAGCCTCAATTTCTGCTTCTCTTCAATTTCCTTGATAGTTACAAGCACGTCGTTTATTCCTGCCGCTACTCCGATTTGCATGTCGGTTGTGGGCGGCTTCTCAAATTCTGCGATTCTCCGCTCACAGTATTTCTTGAGTACTTCGGATTCAATCAACATTCTTCTACCTCCAGCTTGAGCAGGTCTTCAACAGACCACGGCTCTTCGTCTGACCAAGTTATAAACTCGAAATTAACGCCAAATGTACTTAATATATATAAACCTATAAATCCATCACAGTCATATTCCCAACATTTACCATAATCATTTTTAATCGGCTTATTTCTAAACCACCATAGGCTACTATCATAATCTCTTGCAATCCACCCAGTTTCAACCAGTTCTAAGAGCTGCTTTTCCTTTGGTGTGATTTTTGGGAGTTCAGCATATTCGCTATTTGCCCATTCTTTTAACAGCGCATCGCAGTCGAGTACATACCAATCACACTCATTGCATCCAATGTCATCGCATGGTGTTATTTTGCCGTTCACCATTCCTATGCTGCTACCTTCAATGGCAATTTCTATAATTTTGCTGGCATATTTCTCTTTGTTTAACATATTTTCTCCTTGTTTAAATCTTGTTTAGCCTTGTTTAATCTAAAATGGGACTGACTCATCTAGTGCTTGGAACGAATCCGGCATTTCTTCCTGCACTGGTGCTTCTGCCTGTCTGTTGTCCGCTCTCGCCGAGTTTCTGCCGCCGGTCGACTGATTATCTCCCCACTCTAAAAATTCTACTCTGTCTGCAATTACGTCTGTCGTGTAGACTGTCTCACCGTTCTTGTTCTGATAGCTTCCGGTCTGGATTCTACCCTGAACGCCGACTAATCTGCCCTTTGCCAGATACCTTTCGCAGTTCTCTGCCTGCTTGCCGAAAACGGTAACTCGTGGAAAGTCTGTCTGCTTTTCTCCTCCCTGCTTTACAGGTCTGTCAATGGCAACCGTAAATGTTGCAACTGCCATCTGTGTGCTTGCAGTATATCTGACTTCCGGGTCACGGGTAAGTCTTCCGATTATAACTACGCTATTCATCTTTTTCTTGTGCCTCCTTAAATTCTCCGTTTTCCAACCTATACCAAACATCGGATTTGATTTTATGGCCGTCCACAACTACAAGTTTACATTCTTTTAAATCAAAGTTGTCGCTATTCTCTTCCGCTATCACAAGAACAGCACCTAATCCACCTTTAACTACAACGCCATTACCCATCGCTACCGCAACACCATTTTCTCCCACGGCAGATTTGCCTCTGCTTGTTGCCGCTCCTCTGTCTCCGGCTGTTGCCGCTCCTCTGTCTCCGGCTGTTGCCGCTCC